TTTGAATGGCAGTATACGATGAAGATCAACGTTAATCATACCCAAAAACAGAATTGTCGCAGAAAAAGCAATGGATAAAAGTATTGGTTTACTTTTCATTGTTTTCCTTTCAATGTTGTGATAGGTTATTCTGTTACGAGGAAACCTATCGAAACCCTAGTCAGCGTTTAGGCTGCCAATGCGAACTTTTCATCGTTTGCGTTTACTTAATTTAGTTTTTACACCTTCTCTGGTGAGTTGTCCACTTCTATACTCTTTGCCCTGTCGAAACCTGGTCAGGCCCATCAGAAGAATTCTGTCTAAGGAGCAGGTGTCGCTCTAGTGCTACAGGTTCACTTGTTACTGCTTAACACCTTCACCGCACGGTTCAAGACCGATTACGGTACACTCAGAATTCTTTTGGTGGACCTGGGCGGAATCGAACCGCCGTCCAGAACACGTTTCCAGTTGCTTCATACAACCATAACCACTATTATAGTGGTAATTTATTTAGTTGTCAAGAGTTTTTTCGGTAATAATCAATGGCTTTCACCAAACCAACGATATGATCCGAGGTCTTCTGCTTGAAAAGAATTGGCTCACCATCTTGTACGGCCATGATAATCACAAGATCATCAATCGGTTTACCGACCAGTTCCTCATACATCAGTGCATATGCGGTAGTTTGCCAAAAGTAATCTTCAATGTCTTCTAGATTCTTAACTTTTTTAGAAGTTTTAAAATCAATTACCGATAGTTTGCCATCAAATTCACCGATACAGTCAACACGACCTGCCAATCCTAGTTGTTCAGACCACAGCGCAACCTCTTGATAATGAATGTTGTTGATACGATTCAATAGAGGTTTAAGAGACTTGAACATTTGAAATGCATCAGGCATCATCTCACCTAATGCCTCATTGTTCAAATACTTTTCGCAAAGCGTATGAACATTAGTGCCCCTTGAAGTTGCCTGTTTAGAAATCTTATTTGCAGTTTCTTCACCAACCCTACGGCGCCAGGCCATGATGGCCTCTTTCTTCTGTGCGCCGACTACAGTGGTGACTGAAGGCAGTTTTGATCCACTTGGTGTGACGTAATATCTTTTACCATTTGGAAATGTTTCTGACTTCAGTTCAGGCAACTTCATTGGTGGGCAATAATTAAACATAGCAAAATCTTTCTATTAATAACCGAGTTCTTCGCAAGCCACAATCCATTGCTTAACTAAACTGCTTCTAACAATATCATCAGGCGTAAAATAAATCTCCTGAAACGATGGCATCTTTCTCGCAACTTCCAAGAAACTATGGAATGCAGACTGATCTTTATTATTCTTAATTAGGTCAGTTTGTTTGAAGTCGCCAGAGAAAATAATCTTTGAACGATGGCCAACACGTGTAATAATTGTGTTGACTTCAGACCAATTTAAGTTCTGGTTCTCATCAACAATAATAATGGCATCATCAATAGAGATACCACGAATTGCAGTTGTCGAAATGAATCTAACATATCCTTGTTCCTTCAACCTATCCCAGGCATCAGGTCTTCCAAATAATGTATGACAAATTTCTTTGTATGGCAACTCATAGATTTCTTGTTTCTCATCCAGTGAACCTGGCAAGAAACCAACATCACGTAATTGTACTAGACTTCGAACAACAACAACTTGTTTGAACGAATTGGTTTTATCTAAAACTTCTTCTAGTGATTTGTACAGAGCCAAAAATGTTTTGCCTACACCTGGACTACCAAATAGTCCCATGAAGTAGGCACCACCTTTATACATTTCAAAAAATAGTTTTTGGTTCTCTGTTAGTGGTTCAAATGTTTTTAAATGATCTAATTTGATTCTGAGTGAATTGTTTGTTACCGGTTGGTGTCTTGTTTTATTAACACACTCTTCTTCTTGTTGCTCGGCATATCTGGCTGCTGTTTTCTTTGTAACCATCAACTCTCCCTTTTAGTAGTGCAGAAACTTTTTTACCAGGACCACTGGGCTTTTTTTGTTGCTTTTGTGGTTCTTTGGTCTGAGGTTTTCTTTTCTCAGACGATTTCTTAGGTAGGAACAATGCAGGTATTTGAACCATTACCACTCTCTTTGCATCTTTGTTTTGTGGCCAGATTTAACCGTGTTTCCGGGCACGGTTTCTTTGATACGGTTGATGACGTACTTCTCAAAGGTGGAATCTGCCTTGCCTGTTCCTGGTGTGTCCATACGCATTCCGTCACCTAACCCAGGGATGCTGTCAGATGAGAAATGTCGTTGGAGATGCGGATTGTTTTCTTTAAAAGAATCATACTCAGAAAGTCTCATTGTATGTTCTTCGACTTGACCAGTGTTAGTATTTAAAAATGTATAGATCATGCAGTTTGAAACCAATCAGGAATATTACGTGAATTAATTTTGCCTTTCCATGAGGCAAAACGAATCTTGTCCTTTATATAGTAATTATGATATGACTTAAGTGAGTCATATTTGCGTCCAGGCACTGGATTTTCGGCAACAATCTTCAGTTCCTGTGGCATTGCTGGTGTTGGTGCAAAGAATTTGCCATCAGGAATATTTTCAGGTGTCAAATAAAGTGCAGCGCGTAGTTTTGCACATTCATGTTGTCTACCATAACGATAGGTGTATTCTTGCAACAAATAAAACCACATGCGGTAGAGCCACACATAATTTTCTTTGTTCTCGCGGCACCAGATAGCCGATGGATGATTAATGTGTGATGCTTTGTACAACGTGGATTCCATAACAGGATCACTCATGCGCCAACGTTGAATACGCCGGCCATTTGCTGTCAAGTCAGTGTATTGTGTGCCATCAAGTACACGATGAGCCGTTGACATGAGCTGTGCATACTCAATAATCATTTTGACAACATGCTTTGACACATGCATTTCTGCACAGATTTTGGGATCAGGATCAAGATAAAAGATGTTCACGAATAATCACCATTAAGTTGAGATTTGATGTAGTTTATCACTCTTTCTGAGTCTTTGGCAAACATATTCTCCGGTGTTTCATTATCAAAGGCTTTATTGTTGGATTTCCACCATTTGTTTACCAGTTCGTGGGAACCCAACAATGAAAGTAACACAAGATTCAGGCGAGGTATCATTACATCAACATCCTAATCAAACCCACAGTATCGATTGTAGTTAACAAGAGGTAGTTAGCAAGCATCCCAAAACTCTTCCGAGTAAAAGCAGCCCAAGCGTAGAGGCTACAACCCAAGATCCATACAGGATAAAGAGCAAGAAGGGGAGGATTCGGGACGGTAATTGCCATAGTGATAGAGCAACCAATGCTGATAGCCCAAGCGAGAAGCTCAATACAAAAGCGAAAAGGATGAGAGGCAAAGTCATCTTTGATCCAATCGAACGTTGGTTTAAAAAGCTCTATCATCTATTTATTTCAAAGTTTGGGAATTTCAATGCTTTCAGAAGGCTTGCTCTTAATGTTCTTTTGACCCGGCAGCAGGTCAGCAACAGGTGCAGGTTCTTTTTTAGCCTTAGGAAAACGTGCAGCAATGTCTTCAGCGGTTACAGTTTGCATTGCAAATTGTTTGAACTGATCATAACTGTCAGATACGCGCAGTGCAGATTTAGAATTCATGCCAGCGTTATCAATCATAAACAAAGCACACCCACCATCAATCAATGGTGCAATCTCTACAATGTGGTCTAAGTTAATGATAACTGGACAACCTTTTTCGATAGAATTAACTTCAACAAATAAACTCATTTTAACACTCCTCAATATAAAAAATTAAACACTAACCATCTTCACATAAAAAGTTAAACCCATGATAACAACAAAGAAGATAACAGAAAAGTAAAATGCAAACTTGATTGATTCTTCTTTGTAGTAATCTCTTTCTAGTTTGATCATTTCATTTTGTGCAAGAATCATTGCATCACAATCTTCTTTACCACCCAACATAAAGATGGTTTTGTCCGATTCTTTTAGGCGGCGTGAAGCCGAAATGTAATGTAGTACAGAAAACATAGTAATATTATGTCACGATTCTGGTTGGTTGGCAACCTCTAGTACTTCATTAGGAAATTCTTCAGTCGGCACAAAAACATACTCACGCTTTGGTACATATGGGAAAGTAATTGGTACCTGTGATTCGGCACCAGTATAATATGATTTAAATGGTTTTCCGTCTTCATCTTTGTACCATTCCCAGAAGATTTTACCATCAATATCATATGCCTGGCCATTAAACCTGTTGGTCTGTTTGAATACATGACCACATCGTTTGTTTTGCATACATTCTCCATGATCAACCCATTCCCAATCTTCACCAGTAATCGGTACAACAGGTTCGAATGCTGCTAGTTTACTGAATAGATTAATCGTGTACGGTGCAGTTGTACCAGAATGACCTTCATCACCAAATACATCCAACAGTTTTAAAATATGAAGGCAAATAGCCTCTTGCATTTCATCGATGTATTTACCATCTTCATCAATCCAGCCTGCGGCTCTGAATTCGCTCATTGCATGTATTCTATAATTACTCATAATAAATCCTTAAATCAAAAACTGTGAAATCTTTTCATCACTGTCCGTAATTTTAAACTTTGCACAAAATACTTTCAATAGTCTTACATCATAGTTTTCATCCACAATAGCATTATGAATTGCCATATAACCGCAGTCCATACCCCTCACATATGCTTCAGGACCAAAACCAAAAACGCCATACAATGCATGGCGATAAGAACCTTGGTCAATCAATTCGGCCTGGTGAATACGGCGCGACACCGCACAAAATGCTTTTAATTGGTCTTCCTTAGACAAAGAATTCCAATATGCCTCTTGTTCTTTTTCAATCTCTTTCATTGCTTCCATATAAAAATTTGAGGTTTCTCTCAAATCATCACTCAATCTATCTATCAATTTATTTCTTGATTCTTCGTCCATTATTCACTCCATTAATCCCACAAAGTTTGGTAATATTTACCAAATAGTCTCAGTCCGTTGTTGATTCGTTCTTGGTGTTTGTTGCGACCTTCCCAGTCACATTCACCATGAACTTTCCAACGAACTGGTGTGACCTCTTTACCTTCATCTTCGGCATGCTTGGTGAAATCAATCTCTGGTGATTTGATCCAATATTGACCTTCCCAATCTTCATCAACCAGTTGTTCGAAAGCCCAAATCATTTCACTCAATGCCCAATCATAACGAACATGAATGTCACATTCAATTTTCTTTGTGCGTTCATCTTTGTAGAAATCAAATGTTTCTTGTGCATCATAATCTTCTGTGGTCGTGTAACGCAGGTTCTCCGGCACATCTTCAAGGTCAATATAACCAGAACCTTGTTTTGTTGCCTTCAGTTGTTTTAACATAGGAAGAATAATAGGCGACAGCGTGTAGTCCATGCTCCACGTATCGTAATGATCAATTTTCACATATTTAATTTCGGGATGAACAAAATCTAAAACCTTTTGTAGACCAAAACTGAAAGGAGTTAGAATATTGGACAACTTGTTAATCAGCGGTTCATCATAATCGATCTCACGCCAAAAGAATACCTTCTCCAAAATCGTGTAAGGAGAAATCCAATGATTGCGATATTTGGAGATGTATACTTTCATTTTTAAACCTTCATCATTTCATCAATTGTGTATTTCACTTGCATGTATGGTGAAACGCCATTGAGTACGGATTTGGCCAGATCACCTTCTCTGCGCGGCAAATAATTTACTTTGAAATCACATTCGTTAACTATTTTAAAAGTTTCGATCATTTGCTTGACTGTGTAACCTATGCCTGATCCTAAGTTTTCCAATTCGTGTCTTGCAACAGGTTGTTCAATAGCGTTTCTGATGGCTTCACATACTTCAAGTATGTGTACATAGTCACGAATACAGGTGCCATCAGGTGTATCGTAGTCAGTACCGAATAAATTAAACTCACCGGTTCGCCTCGCTTTCATCAAGTTATACATTAAACCATCAACATTCGTTGGTTCATAGCCAGAAGAACCAACAACATTATAAAAACGAAAGATTGTAGCCTTTTTACCATTCAATCCACAAAACTCTCTGACAAGACTTTCAGCAGCCAACTTTGAGGTTGCATAAGGGCTAGTTGGATTGGCTGCGGCACCAGTAGATGCAAAGATGAAATGATCATAATCAACATTTTCAAGCATCGACATTGTGCCGCCAATGTTGTTTCGATAATATTGCATTGGAGCAATTACAGATTTGCCAACATTGACATGTGCAGCCAAATGAACAACAACATCATAACCACCATCTGGATGCCAAATGCGTTTGTGATCATTAATGTCTTGTTGAATAAACTTCTCTGTCATTTGTGGTCTAAACACTTTATCTAGCCCAACAACAAAGTCATTTTTCAAAAGATCGGCAAGATGCCTGCCGATGTATCCCGAACTACCAGTGATTAGAATTTTTTTCATCTTTTTCATCATCATATTTAATTGTGTTGATTGATTGCATTTTTTGAGAGACACTCCAACTACTTAGGTAGTCATTGTCCTGATCAAATAGTTTCAAATATTCATCTACAGAAATTTCGCGAGTAGAAGTGATGTTCTCATCAATATGTTTCTGTGAAAACTCAGTGATTGAACCATCATGCATAGTCATAACAACCTCATCTTCCGCATGAGAAGCCTCAAGTGCTTCGATAACATAACGTTGGCGGAAGAAAGATATAGTTTCAACGAGATAGAGTTTCTTTTCCATTTTAAACCTCAACAAATTTTAAATTAAAGATATCGGCTTGTTCTTCATAGCCAATGTAACCACGAGGATTGGCAACTACTCGCGTGCCACCAATCATGTAGTCAAAATCATGGTGCGTATGCCCATGAGTCCACAACTTGATCTGAGGATGATCCAGAATGAATTCACTCAAATCAGAACTGTATGCACCATTCACAATCACATCATTCTCATACTGAGGCTTGGTAGACAGTTTGCTAGGCGCATGGTGCCCAACAACAATCCACTTCGCATCAGGTTTAGAAGCAATGTTCTCCTTCAGAAGGCGCAGAGTTTCTTTGTGTTCAGACACCGACTTTTCAGGTGTGAAATGTGCTTCGCGTTCTTTGAATGTTACACCGATTAGTTTCTGATAATCATAGGTGCCATCTTCAAGCATTTCATACTCAGGAACTTTGTATGAAACTTTTTCCGTACTGTCTTTGATGATACGATAATCGTTCATGTAACTTTTAATACGATACAAGGTATTGGTATCTTCCTTGTTCATATCTGTCCACAAAGTTGCACCAAAGAACATGTGATCATCAATTTCTACAAATTCTTTTTCTAGAATGTGAAGATTGCGTAGATAACCAAGACAGGTACGGAGAACTGTAAAAGACTTAGCAAAATCACCATGATAATGTTCATGGTTTCCCAAGATGTAAATAACATTAGGGAATCTTGCACAGCATTCTTGGAAGAATGTATGAATTTTATTGGACTTATCATTTTCACCTCGGATATTGTAACTATCACATTCACGCAAATCATTTACGACACAGATATCACCGGACAGGATCAAAACATCCGCGTTTTCGGTGTTCTCTAGTGAGATGGTGCCGAATTCTAGGTGAAGATCGGAACAGATTGTGACTTTCATTTTTTCCTTATTTGTTCAATAAAATTATTTGCTGTAGAAGTGTCCTGCACCATGTCTAAAACTTCCATCTGTTCAATAATTAGTTCAGACTTTGCAGCACGTAAGAGTTCAATTGCATAATCAATATCATCTTCATCGGCTTGTTCAAGCCAGTCTTCAAAAGTTTCTGAACTAATTGTTAGAAGAAAATTTAGATTGTCTCTATCCCAATCATTCATTGGTAACAGATTCTTGTTCTTGCACAGGTGCGCTAGGGCTTGCCGTGGTGACACCAACATAACGACCTTTCGCATCAAACTCGGTGTAATTGACAAGCTGATATGCGGTTACGTTTCGACCACTCTTATGCACCTTGATGATGCCGCCATCCTTGCGGATGTTATAGATGTTGGTCGGCAGTCGGTAAAGAACCGATTCTTGATCTGTGTCTTTGAACACGGCTTTGATTTCATCAGGCGTCACAGGTTTGCCAGACAGCAGAGTGACGGTGATTTTCTCATGGCGATTTTGTTTGCCTTTGCGAACGGTGTTAGTCATATAATTTCCTTTTCAAGTTAACATTACAAATTAAAACGGGATTTCTTCCGTTGTGGTGGGTGCAGTATTCTGAGTAGGTGCCTCAACTTTGGCATCAACTTTAGAATACAGGTCTAAGAAAGCCGTCTTGGTTTCAGCATCAAAACGGCTGACACACAATTCAATTGCTTTCATACGATCACCAAAGATTTTGAATGCTTTGGCAATATGAACAAGGCGGCGAGTCGAAATGATTTCGTCAACAGCACCTTGATTAAACGATTGTCGAACAACATCGGCCCATTGCACAAGGTTATCAACAAAGTCTTTGTCTTCAATAAGAGGCGTAAGAATTTTCTTCTCGGTCTTGGCGTCAGGATAATCCTGTTCAACAGTGATAGGGAAACGCTCAAGGAATGCATCGTCAAGAATCTGCGACAGGTAACGACCTTCTTCTGAACCACGACCTTTGGTGTTTGCAGTAGCAACGATGTTGAAACCATCAGCAGGATAAACCATCTCGCCGTTCTTCTTGTTGTAGTAAGGTTTGCCTTCAAGAATACCTTGCAGACACATCAGTTTATTGGAACCACGGTCAACTTCGTCAATCAACAGCACTGCACCACGCTTCATTGCGGTGATGACAGGACCATCACGGTTAACAATATTACCATTAACAAGGGTAGGACCACCAAGAAGATCAGATTCATCAGTTTCAATCGAAATGTTAACACGAATACACTCACGCTTCAGATCGGCACACACTTGCTCGACCATCAACGTTTTACCATTACCAGAAAGACCGGTAACAAAGATAGGATAGAATTGTGAAGACTTAATAATGTTACGCATGTCTTTAAAGAAGCCAAACGGAACATAGTCAGGATACTTTGAGGGAATGGAAACATCAGAGTCATCAATCAGTTTAGGTTGTTTAAAAGTAAGAACCTGTGCAGCAAGAGCCATCTCAGCCTCAGGTTCAGGTTGAACCTCTTTTGCTTTAGGTTTGCTACCGATATCGGGAAGTTGATAGCGACCACGATCATAACGGAACTCCGATTTTGTCACCAACCAATAGGGAAAAGGAGCACCAGATTCATTGACAACGTGTTGGATGCCGTCACGTGTCAGAATTGAACCAACACCGAAAATGTTCTCTGCGGCTTTGATAAAAGCCATTTGATTTTTGTTGAAACTCATTCAAAAAACTCCATGATTAAAAGGTGTACTGATTATATATCAATCTAATGTGGTTGGCAAGCATCAATCATCCCAGGATTCCGTTTGTTTAAAAGATTCTTCTTGAATAGTAGGTTCTTTATATAGTTTCCTAGGATTACCACACAACATACACTTAGGATTACCACAGTCCATTGCATGATGTTTGACAAACCTGTGAGTTTGTTTTACGTCAAGCCCATTGCTCTTAGCAATCTTAGCCTGTCTCTTAATTGCATTCTCTTTGGTTTGAATGCGTTTGTTACGTTTCACTCGGTCTTTTTCAAAACTCATATTCAATCCTTAGACAGAATAACTATCACGAAGCCTACGGTCATATTCGACCCACTTTTCAACCTGTTCAAAAGTAAAATTCTTTGTATAAGTTTTACGTTCACACATTGAGTTGTAATTTTCCAACCAAACAATATGGTCTTCGACTTTGATAGGATACCAAGCAAATTTGGCAAACGATTTAAGATCGCCTATCTTATATTCTTTCTTTTTTAATTTGAATCGCATAATTAACAATTGTAAATAACAAGGGTTTCAACAGTACGGCACAAATGTGCGTGTTCGGGAACAGGTTCATAGATCATTTGTTCACCATCCCATTGGTCTTGATCGAACCATGGATGATCTGGTTTGATGGGTTTGAAATGAATTCTTACGCCAGTGATATGACTTCTTATAATGAGTTCACTGGGTATACGACCAGTATTATTAGAACTGGTTTTTAGTAGTTTTCTTTTACCATCGTATTCGAAAATCTTGAGAGAATATTCAGAAATCATAAACACCTTCCCCATCAACTGAAATACCATTATAACAGAATAGGTCTGGATGGCAAGTATTTTGTTGCAAGTTTACAACACACTATTCACCACCATGAATCCACTTTGTTGGTGAATATGCCGAACACGCCAAAAAAACTGCAAGTAACATCCACCATCCACTGTGATCCAACACGAACACCGCATAACCTATGCCGCCAAGAACCAGTGTTTCGAACAGCAAAATATAGATTAGATACGTAACATATTTCATTTCTTACCTTTAAAAAATGCTTTAACGTTTTGTTCGAACACTGTATGATCAACATCTTTGTTTACGTGAATACTTACAAGATCATACACGAGCTTACGTCCTGCGTCACCAGAATGGTAGATATCTTCGGGTGTATACAAATTAAAGTTGATATTCTCGGAGTGCCACCAACTTTCGACCGAATTCATATTGCCAAGAATGCCATAAAGCATCTTGTTAACATCACTCTTAATAATCGTCTGACTCATCATCAATCCTTTCTGCAATAATTTTCTTCGCCATCTCTTCACCAAAAGACATATTGTGTGGATGGGATTTGACTAGACCTTTCCTTGCCAATGATTCTACTGCAAGAAATGCAATCAATTGGCTAACCCTGTTTTGCACCATGTCATAACTATCAGAATTTGGAAGTCCCTCAGCAACAGCCAACATCTCTGCAATTAGAACAAGGTCACCCAAATTCTTTTCCGTTTCAGCAATACTATCAAAAGGATCCGCATCTTCATCGTCATCATCTACCGATATTTCAAGCAGTTGACTAATGTCACCATTAGAAAGACTTTTGATAAATTGTTCTACAGTCATGTAGGGTTTCTTCATCAAATCGCTGGCAAGTTTACGTGTCACCGCCAGATACTCCCTTGAATTGATCAAATTTTCGTAGTTGACACTCATACCCGAACCATCATCAAAGATTTCCATTTTTCTTATCCTTTTTAATAAATTCTTTATTGAAATAGTATCGCACCAATTTATTGTTTATCTCATGCGGCAATTCGGTGTATGGCGCCTCGACCATAAACTGTACGGGACAATTCGACCAAGTGTTTGTTTGCAAGAACTTAAAATACTCCATTCGATGGTTCTTATTGTGTGCATCGAATGTTGCATATGGTCGACTGTGTAATAGTGATTTGAACATATCAACTCAAACCATCTAGTGCAGCCGACACAATGGAGTTAAACAATTGTGGATTATTGGTGCAGGCCGATTGTGCATGTTTAATAATACTTAGTCGAGTCACAACATCATCATGTTTCTTTTCTTTTCGATTAGCAACATATTTCGGTTTAATCTTCTTTTCATAGTGCTGAGCATTTTGGCTGCGTGTCGTCCATTCCAGATTGGCCAACCGGTTGTTCAGCTTATTGCCATCAATGTGGTTTACAATGTCACAACCTTTTGGTTTCTTCAAGAAGTTAAGAGCGACAACACGGTGCACCTGAAATGTCTTGGTTATACCATCATCACTTTTCATACCAATCTTATCATACCCATTGGTGTTTGTGGCCTTGAGTACAATTTCTTTACCACGTTTTTTGGAAATGATCTCACCTTCAGAGGTGACAAAATAACCATCAAAACCTTTTACCTTCTTAACAAGAACTTTCGAAGCCATAATATTCTCCTTAATTAACCGCAGATGGTGTACTCAGCAAGATTGCGCCAGTTGGCACCTGCACTCTTGCGAATTTTTGTTACCTGAATGAGTGTGCGAAGCGACAGCTCTTTGACAGTATCTTTGAGAGAATCGATAAGATTCATTGCGTCAACCTTGTGTGCCATGTCAAACTCAGGCATAAACTCACCAGAGTCCAACAGGTGGCGCATACGCTCGACCTTCTGATCATTTGTCATAGTCAAGTCAACCGCCATAGAACGGGTGATAATCGCCTGATCGATTTGTGTGGACGACAGGTTAGAGATAAACACCACGCGACCTTTGAATTCAAAGGACGTAGGCAGCTCTTCATCACGCATATCAGCACGCCAAGAGATAATACGGCGCGAATAAGAATCAAGAGCACCTTTAAGAAGGTTAAGAGAGGTCGGATCTTTGAGAACCGAATCGCAATCATCAAACACAATCACGCCTTCGCGATTCTCATAAAGGGTACGGTACAGGCCTTTAGGTGTAGAGTAACCTTTGATAACACGGAAAGACTTCTTGGTGTTAAGAGTAGAACCAACAGCAAAATCATCGACCAGGGAAACATCGGTCATGCCAATGTCAGCCAATGCCTTGGTGACGGTGAAAGACTTACCAAGACCACCAGGACCAGTGACAACAACGGCCGCCTGGTCACCACGTGCGAGCATAGTCACCATGTCAGACACAAAACCAAAGCGCTCATTGATAGAGAAGCGGGACTCTACAGGTGCGGAAACAGGTGCGCTGGTGGTGGTAGGAACACCGCCAGAAGCGATACGATTCTTAGTCATACGGAAACCTGCTTTGGGGACGCCACGGGGCATATAAAAACTCCTTGTGTTACTGAATCAATAAGAGGAGTATAACACAACCAAGACAAGAGGCAATATCAGTAAAAAGTCTTACTTTTACCCGTAGTGTTATTGTAAGAAGAAAGTATTAACGATGCCGTATATAAAAACAATAACAGCAAGAAATAAAGCGGTATATTGTATTGTTTTAAATGCAATAAACACAATCAAATTGGCAAAATCATTTTTCATTTACATGAACCAATAAGAGAAAATAAACTAACAATGCCTGATTGGATTAATGCAACTGTGGAGACAACAAACAATGTAATCAATACAAAGAATAGGATGTTATCTAAGATGGTGGTTTTATCATTCATAATATATTCTCAAAGGGGCTACACCGCGATTCTATAGGAATTGTTTTGTCTTGGCAAGCCGTTAAAATGTGGCATCAAGAAAGACTGCCATATTTACAGCAGAGAATACCAAATTCATCCAACCGGATCCATTTAGACCGTTTTCAAATGCCTGTTTGGATACAACTGCACACAATATAGAAATGAAAAGACTAAAGGTTGCCATTTTATCTCCAAGTACGGTGTCTCTCTGCTACCCATTCTGATCCGTCATATTCTTCGATGTACCAATCAGCATCATCAGGAACTTCCACAACTTTTAATGCAGCAAAAGTGCCATCAGCTTTGGTGCCCATATCTTCTACAATTTGAATAAGAATAGGA